CATGATGGCCGCAAAGTCCTGCGCAAGCATAGCCTCCATGTGTTCCAAGACTGCGCTATTGTTCATTGCTTATAATCATGTTTGTGTATAGGATAGCCTCCACAAGCGCGTCTATCAGTTCTACCGCATAGTACTTCGTTCTACCGGATTCAACACACCATAGGTCTTTATCGTGCGTAGCCGTTGCACCGACCGGCAGCATGCCCATCAGTTCGCCGATGGAATACGCACGCTGAAGATTCACATAATGCCGTCGGTCATGTATGACACCCGCGTAACTTATCGACGCGATGGCCGTCGGCTGTTCCGCTCCGCTTTCAATCAAAGCCGCACTCTGTTCCGTGTTCGTAAACTGTTTCATGTCTTCTATTTTGCTTGCAAATATATAGATAAATTTTCCATATTCAAAATATTTCCCGCAATTTCATCAAAACGGGCAGTCCCCGTCTTCCGACATCATAGCATCCATGTCATCCACCTTCGGCATTGTCGCAATCGGCATTGAAGATGATGGCAAAGGTGATGGCGTTGCTTCATCATAGTCTATTGTCATCGGCGTCGGTTCAACCTCCCAGCCGTACTGCACGTCTTCATATTCCGTGTTCTTGAACCTTCGGCTTATGGTGTCGTAGTACATCCCGCACATGTAATCCATGACGCCCCACATGCGGTTCTTCTCCACGGACAACACGTTGCTGTATATGCGCAGGGCCGATGCTCGTCCTGCATCATAGAACTCCGTCACCGCGCGGATGAAGTCGTCGTTTGTGCGGTGAAGGATGAATACGTTGTCCACGGCGTTGGTTATATCGGCCGTTCCGCTTATGTCGGGCTTGCGAAGAAGTGCAAGTGACTTGCGCGGATGCGCGACAAGAATGACATGCACGGCATGTTCCATTGCAAAATCCTTGATGCGGAGTATCAGTTCCTTCTGCTTTTCATTTCTGTCACCTTCAAACATGCTGATGTCCATACCCATAAGGTTGTCCAAAATGAAGAAACGCACGTCGGCCTTCAGCAATATCTCCATATCATGCAATATCTGCTCCACCTTCGTCCCATAAACCTTGTTGTAAACAAAGAACCGTCCGTTCGTCCATTCATCTATCTTCCTTCCTATATGGTCTGGGACGTAGTACCGTGACGGTTCATACTGTGACGGGCGCATGTTATGAGCGCCGGCTGCGGGCATCTGAAACCATGTTTTGTAAATGTCTGCACGAAGTTCTCCGGTCCACAATGCTACTTTCACACCTTGCTCAATAACGTTCAATATCAACATGTTCAACCAAGATGACTTGCCAGACGAATTGTTGCCAGAGAGTATAGTAACCTCCGACATATACAATCCAACAATTCTTTTGTCCAATTCCGTGAAACCTGTCTTCACGTTTTCAAGTTGCGTCAGGTCTGCGGCCTTTATGTCAGAAAGTGAAAGCCATTTTTTTCCAAGTTCCGGCAGTTCCTCCTTGATGTCGTATTGCCGCCGTGCCGTACGCTGTGGTGCCGGCTGCACATATACCACCTGCGGCTGTGACGGCTGTAATGACATGGACGGGGAAGGGCGGTCATATGCTTGCGGTTCGAAGTGAAGGCGGAATGCCCGCCAGTCATGTTCCGCGCAACTGTTATGGAAGCACTTGAAGGCTATAGAGCCGTTGGGCATTTCAAACAATGCGCTGTCCGGTGCTTTATGCTGCGCATCGAAAGGACATTCCTTCAAGATGAACTTCGTCCCGCCGCCGTTCATCTGCACCTCCTTGGCCACCTCGATGCCATGCCGCGCGATGAAGTCCCGGATATTGAACGACGTCGCGTGGCCGTCACCAACGAATTGACGGCGTGGTTGTGAATCCATCTTCACGGCAAACTTTTCATTGAACCGCGCCACCGTTTCACGCCCCATGCGAATGATGTCCTTCGGTGTGGAAAGGATGCGGGCCATGCGGTGCGGACGTTCTTCGGTGGAACGTCCCTTGCGACCATAAGAACCCGGAAGCCGTATGATGCGGTTGGCGTCATATAGGACGGCATCAATCTTGACGTCATCGTCGGAAAACATCCGCGCCAAGGTTTCAAGAAACACTTTCACCACCGATTCGCTTTCCGTGGTGTTGTCCATGTCGATGGGATAAAGAAGATGATAGCCGGAACTGCTGTCACACACCACCGGCTCTGAAAATCCTTGTCCGCGAAGGAAGGCGAACACTTCCCTCGCCTTTGCCAGTGCCTTGGCTTTTTCATCATCGGTGCTTGACACTCCCGAAGGGCGGTCACAATCGACATCGACCGGCATCCACCACCGATGTTCGATGTCCTGCTTGCTCGTCGCCGTGCCCTTGACCTGTCGGAACACGTTGAACTGGTCACGGCTTGCACAAGCCGCTTTAACCTCGTTTACCGTATAGTAGATGTTGAAGTTGTCGTATGGCGCGAGTGCATCTATGGCTCGTCCCACGTCATAGAAATAACCAGACCATGTGCGTTCGCCTATGATGCGTATCTCAAACAGTTCGCCGTCGCGCTTGAACGTCTCATGCCAGCGGCGTATCTCCAAAGAATCCATTCGTCAATCCTTGTTTTTAGCCTATCTTACCATTCATTACTTGTGTATGCCTATCTTGTAAGAGGGAAAAAGTGGAAACGGTGATAGGCCGACCGCTTGTCATCGGGACATGACCCCCGACTATCCACTTTGCAAAGATATGAAAGTTATTTCATGGAATCTACCATTTCTTCAACACCATCCATAGATGTCCATAATGGGCAACTATCATATACCTTGATTTTCTTTAGGTGGTTCTGTGTCCGGTTTGACGGTCGTACACGACAATATTGGATTATGCTTCCACCATATTGCCAGCGCTCCCTATGAAGACATGTCCTGCATGTTCTTGAAGAATCCATTTCCGAAATAGAATGCTCGGATGATGAATCAAGATTCGGGAATAATTCAAGTTGTTCCATAGGTGTCAGAATAAAGAAAGTTGTGCGGTTGTATTATCTTGACAATCATGCCTATATCTTTCCCTTATGATACAAGGAAGGGTCTTTTTATAGTCAATGCGATGGTGAAGACGTGTGAATTTAGCACCCATGAGGGCAATCTTGACCGATGAAGGACTAACCATTATCGTATAAAAAGATTTAACGAACGTCCCTACATCAAGATATAGGTCTGATATCCCGCCCTTATTTTGTTGTGTGTCATCTTGGTCTAATTGAAATGGCATGAATGTAAAGAACAAATCTCCCCTTATTCCGCCACCAACATACGCATTTACGTCTTCATTGAGTATGCCCATGAAGTCTATTTTCCTATCAACAAGGCAAAAAAACGAATTCATGGCCTTCCTCTTGATAATAACGCTCTCATCATAGCCTCCAATATGGTCGCCTCCTTGTGAAAAAGCAATGGTCTTGACATTAGGTCCAGCATTCAACAAGAACTCTATAAACCATGATGCTATAAGGTCATATTTCTTTGTCTTCTTCGCTCTCTCCTTTCTATGATGGCCAAAGTAATAATAGTCATCATCGAGTTCCTGGAAATATAAATATCCAAGGCTGCGCGCAATATCGAAACATGCGTTTCTTGCGAAAAGAATGGCCTTTCTATTCCCGAAGTTGTTCATACTATCAACATCCCTTGCAACAAGGGCCTTGTCAAACACATATACATGTTCTCTCCCATATTGCTCATAGTATTCCTCTATCCTTCCATCCTCATTGTCACATACAATAATGATGTCGCCCGTGTAACCACATGAGCGCAAGAGGTCATACGTCTTTCGTTGATGAGGCCTTCCATGTGAAAGGATGAACACAACGAATTTACTCATGTCCGGTTTGATGTTCGTTCTCATCCCCGCTTTTTTTGATTTTCTCGAATAATACAAGGAACAAGCCTTTTCCAAAAAATCCTATGATGCAGCCTTGGCGACTTCTCTCCCATCAAGGCGATGCGAATGGCAGACGGGGCAAGGATGATGCTATAAAATGATTTGACGTAAGTTCCATATTTCAAATACGCATCCGTAACTCCTCCCGCTTGCGTTTGCGTCATCGGCTGATGCAGCATGTACGTCATCACCGTCATAAACACATCTCCTCTTATGCCATTGGCTATGCAGGCATTAATATCATCATTCATCGTCCCGTAAAACTTGAATGGTCTTGATGTCATGCAAAACCAACTATTCATACATTTCCGTTTATAATTCCTTCGTTCCGGGTCATAGCCTCCTATATAATCGCCACCTTGGGCAAAAGCAACGGCTTTGAGCGGCGTATTTATCAAAAACTCAAGGAAATACTCACATACTTCACCAAAACGTTTTGAGATGCGTTCGCGTTCCGGTTGCTTGTGCGCAAAAGAGTCCGTGTCATCATCCATGACGCAAAAATAATCATATCCGAGGTCACGTGCTATATCCCAACAGACGTTTCTTGCAAACACTGCCGCCTTCCTATCCTTGAAATTATTCATGGAATCCGTCCATTTTGCAACAAACTCCTTGTTAAATACATAGACATTCTCATGGCCATATTTCTTGATATAATCCTCGCCACGGGCATCCTGGTCATCTACAATAAAGACAATGTTACCATCATACCCGCTTCTCTTGAGACATGCCACCGTGTTGTCGTACTCCGGTCGACCATGCGAGAGAATAAACATGGCAAACTTGCTCATGTTCGGCTTAATCCAATTCTTGCTCATAAAGCCTCCGCATTTTATCATTCAATTGCACAAACCCATCCTCGATGGCCTTGTCGAAATCAATGATGACGAGAGCCAATTTCTCCATCAACTCCTGCATCTCCTTGCTCGCCTTGGCGTAGTAGTCTGCAATGCACTCATAGTTAAACTCTATGAAGCGTGTTGCAGCCAAACGGAGAAACGCCTTCTCCTCATCCGTAACGCTTGATGCGTTTATTCTTCGCACAAGGCGTAAATAGCGTTGCGGGTCATGGCACTCCCATAGAGTTACATCAACATCCCTTGGCTCATAAATTGGAGTACTAACCTTCCTTGAATATTTATTGTCGTCATTATTAACTTCAATAAACTCATTTCCAAATAAATCAAGTTGCTTCATATTCTCAAAATTTAATGGTTTGTGTATTATTTGTCATTTTTTCGCATACTATCCCCAGTGAAAGTCACAGTGGTGGTGATGGCCTTCAGACGGTCGATGGTGCGGCGCCCGTAGCGTCGCATCACATCCTCCGGCGAAAGATTCGTCGTCAGCAACAACAACCGACCATCCTGCTCGGCCATGTCCACCACGTCGGCGAACACGTCGCGCCGTTCGCCATACACGTTCGTCATCGCCTCCGTCCCGAAGTCATCCACGCACAACACGTCGGCACGCATCATGGCGTAGTATTCGTTACGTTCGGGATGCAGCGCCCGGAGGTTCGAGGCACGGCATTGGAAGGTGCTTGTCCGGGGATAGTAATAACGGAGGAGCGTCGGAAGGACGTTGTACGCAAGAAGGCTCTTGCCCCTTCCGTTCGACCCGTAAATGTATAGTCCGCGGCGGTGGTTGTCCACGAGCCACCGCGCCACGTCATCATAGCCTTCAAGCCACTGTGCCGCGTCGCCCAAGAAGTACCGCAACCCACGCCACATCATCGCCTTCACCGCATCCATCGTGCCCAAGGTGACATGCAACGGAAGCCGACGTTCGCCCAAGACTGCCTTGAACTCGTCTTCCTTCCTTTCGTTGCCTTCAAATTCATTCTTTTCTTTAAGGTTCATAGCGTAAATGCTTGTTTCATTGTTGTTTTTCGTCGAAAAGTTTAATCGCCAAACCCCAGCATAGGAATGCAAAGGTAAGATACACGGAATGATTGTCCGACACGACACCAACGGTCGGTATCAACAGCAACTGAGTTTCTGACATGAACAAAGTTATCTTCATAATAATCATCCTTTTTTCAAATCATACATTCCTTCCGGAGCGGGCAGTGCCAGCCCCTTCGGTATCAGTCCGCGATAGTCCGCATGTATGGAGTTAAGATAGTCGAAAATATCTACTGATGCCACTATGTCGCTGAACATTATTGCCGCATGTTCACTCCCATATTCCACTTCAAAGAATACAAGCACACAATCATCTGTCACGCTCACCGAAGTAAAATCCTCGAACCCCCACAATGTTGCGAGTGTGGTAGCCTCTTCCTTGGTCATGCTCCACATCGGACGGAGATATGCCTTGATGTCCCAAATGTTAAAAGCAGCAAGATGAAATGGAGAAAGTATCACATCTTCACGATATTTGCCATTGCCATTGCGAACGCTTACATTTGTGTCATACGGCAGTCTGCCGCAGAGGTCGTTAAATGATAATTTTCTGTCTTGCTCG